CTAATTTTATTTAAAGGATTGGTATCCCAAATAAATCTACTCTTGAGTTCACCATCTTTATTTTTTGTAAGATGTAGACCTTCCACTTATGCCACCAATCTGTGCCACTGTGGTGAACGCATGACCATCATTATCTGTTGCTGGTCAGTCACAACCCTACTGTGAATTGGTGTATTACTTCTTCTCAGTGGAGTGTGTGTTGCGTAGTGTGTGAGCATATTGTAGACAGCCCACATAGTCATGCCTAGGTCTTTGGTCTCTCTCAAGAACTGCTCCATCATCCAATTAAAAGTTTTATTCTCTTTTAATTCAGCATCCTTCTGTGCTTGTTTCTTGAATAGAGTCTGCTTGAGTAATGCCTTCACATCATCAGTAGTGACCTCTGCATTAGATAGAGACTCAAACCATGTCTGCATCTCTTGGAATGACTCTTGACCAATCATTACCTTGTCTCTAATCACACTAGGATTAAATCCTGTGGTGTGCTTAAAGTTAAAGATAAGTTTGTAGTTTGAGTCAACACCGACCATACCATTAGAACATAGTAATCTAATTGGTAAGATTTGTAGTGAGTGAACCCATGAACCATCTAGTGAAGTTCTAAAGACAATCTCAAATCTGATTATGTCTCCGACCTTTCTAGTCTTTGGTTCAATGGTGATGTTTGGATAAGATATAGTTCTTACAAACTTTGCACCACCTTCATACATTGCGTCTTTTACAAGACATCCTGTATCTAAGTTAGCCCTCACCAATCCCTCGTTAAAATTATCTATTAATTCGTAGATAGCGGTAGGATGATACTTAGAACCCACAACACCTTTTGGTATAGGTCTCTGGTTGGTAGTATCCCAAACTTGATAATGGTCTGGAATTTCTTTAAATGTACCTTCGATAAAATTACCTTCTGCATCTTTAAGAACCGCACCATCTTTTTGTTCACCATTAATCTCTTTTGAGAAATAGTAAATTGGTTCTAACCCCACATCGAATTTATATTTGTCATCTAATGCTAGTGGATTAGTAGTCTGCTCGTCATGTAGTTTTATAATGTTAGTCATATGTATTGTCCCTCCGAGAACATTTATGTCTAATGAAAAGAGAGATGAGTGGGAGTCAATAATGCAAACAATGGTCACACTCACCTCTCACTGTTGAATACTAAGTAAGTATTCAAGATAACTCGGATCGAGTTATCTAAAATACTTATTGATGCTTATAGTGAACCGCACCATCTTTATGTTGAGTCTGAAAAATTAATGGATGATACTGAACAATAAATCTTTCTCTTGATACTTTGTATTTAAAGATATCAAAAAAACATACATTGCCATCATCCTGTTTTTCCTCAAATGACTCCATATACATAACTCCATCGAGTTTGTATCCCTTGCTCAATGCATTCTCAAATGCTTTGAGATGGTCTCTAATAAAATATTTATTATTCATTATGATGTCTCCTTGTTTACTATGTCAGAAAATCTTTCCCTGTGTCTTAACTCTAACTCAAACTTTGCAACACTAGTTATATGTCTTTTGAGAATGGACTGTGTTTCTTTTGTAAAAAATTTTAAGAACCTAAAATCCATTGCGAGTCCTCCGTCAACAATGCTTTGTAAAAACCAATCATCTAATTTTGGTCTTTCTAATTTTACACCATCATTAAATAGTATGTGTCTTTGTTTAGTCATTTGTTTCTCCTTTGTTAAATGTCTAATACTGAATACTAAAAAGTATTCATGAATGCTCAATGCAACGAGCATTCAAAAATACTTTAAGAGATTTTAAAATTGCAATTCAATCTAAGCGTCTCTCTAGATGATGTCATTTGGACTGACACCACGATTGGTTCGACCTATTGCAAATCTATGAGTCAAATAATATGGAGTCTGTACTCATAGTGCCGATGCCTTGCAGATAGACTACTAAACTTTGCGAGTCGGAGTCACATTGAGACTCTTCATCGTAGGCAAGTAATGTATTGCAATTGAACTAAATCCAATTACCAATTTAACTTCGGTCTGCAGAGCATTAACCTTCGGAAGATTTAAAAAATTGATAACGCCAAATACTACTTTGTTCGCATTTGGAATTCGGCTATTCAAAAACATACTGATTTTATTTCATACCTAGCATTAATTTGCAATACCTAAATATAACTATTTTTCACTAGATATAGCCAAAAAAAAACCTGTTTTAAGAGCCGTACAGAGCATTTTGTAAGTTATTGTGATAAATCATACAGGGCTAATACAAAGGTTCTAATACTGTTCTATATAAATTAGTGAAAATAATTACTAGATTAAATGGTATCATGGCTAGAGATAGGTCTATAACAACCGATGATATCAAACAGTATTATTTTAAAATGCCACGCAGTCATCGGAGCATACGCAGATTGTATTCTGAATTAAAAGAAAAATTTCCGAAAAAAAAAATACCATCACTCGCAACAATATTTAGACATAGTAAACAGGAGGGATGGTTAAAAGAAGCGAACATGGTAGATGTAAAAACAAATGAAAAAACTTTAGAGAAGATTGCTGAAAAAAAATCTGTTGAATACACCGAACTGACAGACAAATTAAAAGCGACATCCAATGAAGCATTAGAGAAAGTTTTATTGGCATTACAAAGTGGTGTTGCTAGTGATTTGCAAAAACCTATCGACCTATTAAACATGACAAAGGTCGGAGTGGAGTCTACAAAGTTAGCAAACTTGTTAGAAGGTAATCCTACATCAATCAGTGGTAATATGCATTTGGATACAGATGATGTTGTTGCATTAAAAAAACATATAGCAGATTTGTATGCATCGATTAATGATGACCTCTTCGTTAAACAACAAGAACAAATTAAAAAAAAAATTAACTAATGAATTGTGATTGTGATTGTAAAATTAAATGTTGCAATGTTCCAAATTGCAATGGTGAAAATTGTAAATGCAAATTAAAAAGAGAAGAGCAGGAAGACAAATCACAAGAATTAGAAATAGAATTTATAGAAGAAGAAATTACATACCATTAATTATTTTTGGATAGAATACTTTAAAGAAAAAAAAACACGCAAGGATGCAATGAGACTTGCTAAAATAAAAACTTGTTGCCAATGTGGTAAGTTAGATAGTCCTGTCTCTGACTCTACCTTTAGTAAATTCTACTGCATGAACTGTTATAGGAAACAGTCCAATACAGTAGAACAAGATAGACTAGTTAAGAATGCGAATAAGACTCTTAACCTTTTTGATTGAGTCTAAGTCTTTGACATACTCATTGTTAACTTTGTTAACAAATACATAATCCAATAAAACAATTCTGCCGATAGCATCTGTTAAAGATAATTTTCGGAGGGATGTATTGGTGTTGTCATGTCTCTTAACAATTGTCACTTTAGTCTGCATATCACTAATACGTTTAGCATCATCAGACTCTAACCACTTGTCTAATTGAACAAGTATTTCTTTATCACTAATCATTGTTGTATCCTTTCGATGTAGTGTCATAGTACTATGTGATTTACTCTACAATTCTTGCAAAGTAATTATCTCACATAGTTATGTGTATAAATAAGTTCAATTATGGAAATTAAACTTACATATTACTGTGTATAAAAGTCTCTGAATTTTCCAATATAAAGAGCATACAGAGATAATTAAATAGTTTGGTGTATGATTGGATAGAACACTTTTTTGCCGACAGTCTGAGTGCAACAAATATATTCAGTTCTGCATTCATTGGTCTGTCTTATTATATAGAATAACTACATATCATTCCTAGTAATTACAGGAATAATAAAGAGAGCAGAGTGGGAGATGTGCGGATTAGTGCATTAATTCTTATAAGATATATTATGCAACAATACAATATATCACTCAATACTATCATCACTCCCCTACCCTACTGTATAACTCGCTTTACTAGGGCATTTTTCTGACATACTGTATTATTGACCCCCCACCCCCCTGTTTGCTCGACTTACCTAACATCCATACAATGCCTACTGACATACCATAGTAGCAGAGATAACCCCCACCCTATTAATATGGACCACGGGGTATATTTATATATACTGATAGCATGGATGAAACACTAAAGGCAGATGGATATGATGAAGCCATCATGGGATACGCTGGAAGATGTGGAATGAATGACGTTCTGCTCTACAGCACAAACAAGATTATACAAATATTAATGGAACGAGACGGCATGACCAGTGAGGAAGCCCTGGAATACTTCTATTTCAATATCAAAGGTTCCTACATGGGAGAGGGAACACCACTATTTTTTGATGACACATGAGAATACCAGAGACTACAGAAGAGAAGATAGCTCAGCTCAAGCTCTTAGTAGATAAAGTAAAAGATTTAGAAACACAAGAAAGTGCTCGCAACAGTCTATTAGGGTATGCAAAATCCCAAATGGACAATTATAAGACCCCTCCCCACATCACGAAGCTGGCGGAGAAGCTAGAGGCGGTGGAACGTGGCGAAATCAAGAGACTCGCCATATTCATGCCACCCAGACACGGCAAATCTATTCTGACATCAGAATTCTTTCCCGCATGGTTTATGGGCAGGAACCCCGATAAGTATATTATCTGTTCCACATACGCTCAGGACCTGGCGGATGATTTTGGGCGTAAAGTCAGGAACCAGCTTCAGGATGATAACTTCGGCAAAATTTTTCCCGACACGCAGTTATCGACAGACTCAGCGAGTGTAAGGAGATTTCACACGACCCAAGGTGGCGTGTACTACGCAGTGGGTGCAGGCTCGGCTATTACGGGTAGAGGTGCACACTTACTACTGATTGACGACCCGATTAAAGGGCGTGAGGAGGCAGACTCGCAGGCGATGCGTGGAAACCTCTTAGACTGGTATCGCTCCACCGCATACACGAGATTAATGCCGAATGGCAGTGTTATCTTGATTCAGACCAGATGGCACGAGGATGACCTTGCAGGATGGGTGCTCAAGGAGACGGGACACGAGGGGTGGGACATTGTCGAGTTCCCAGCGATATTAAACGGAACCGCAGCGGATATGCTCGGTCTGAAAGAGGGCGACCCGCTATGGGAGGAAGCCTACCCGCTGGAGCGACTAGAAGAGATTAAGAAGACCGTAGGAACACGGGAGTGGACATCGCTTTATAACCAGACTCCCTCCGTGGAAGAGGGTAACGTCATCAAGCGATGGTGGTGGAAGTATTGGAAACGAGAGCAACTACCCGAAATACAGTACAAGATACAGTCTTGGGATACCGCTTATACAGCGAACCAGAACTCTGATTACTCTGCGTGTACAACGTGGGGTGTGTTCTCTGGCGAGGGCGGATACAACCTAATTTTACTCGACTCGTTTAGAGAACGCCTGACGTTCCCTGAGTTGAAGAATGCAGCGATAAGTCTGTACAATATGCACCAGCCTGATAATATTCTCGTGGAAGCCAAAGCGAGTGGATTATCACTAGTGCAAGAGTTAATGAGAACGGGAATACCGATTACACCCTTTAATCCGAAACGCATGGATAAGCTGGCGAGGGTTCACGCCATCACGCCATTATTCGAGAGCGGCAGGATTTGGGCACCCGACACGGATGAAACCGAGGCGGTGGTATCGCAGTGTGCGGCTTTCCCCAACACGAAGAACGATGACCTAGTCGATTCGCTATCGCAGGCATTATTAAGATTGCGTAAGGGCTGGATGGTGAACCATCCGCAAGATGTCCCCTACGAAGAACCGACAGGACCGAGAGGAAGTTATTGGCAATGAGAGAATCATTAATTGAATCAGTGAAGAGACACGAGGGTTTCCGTGACCAAGTCTACTTGGATACGCTAGGCAAGAGAACCGTGGGCTATGGGCACCTCTGCGTGGAAGACCACTGGGAAGACGGCAAGGTGTACGATAAGGAATACCTTGAGGAAATACTTAAAAAAGATTTACAGCACGCAGTGGATACGGCAACGTATATGTGTGAGAAGACAGAAATAAGCGAAGAAGGACAAGATATAATCACGGAGATGGTGTTCCAGCTAGGCGGGAATGGTGTCTCTAAATTTAAAATGATGTGGGAGGCTCTCAAGGCTAGCCCACCAAACTACGAAGAGGCTTCAGTCCAGATGCTCGATAGTCGATGGGCACAGCAGACCCCGAACAGAGCACGAGAGATGGCGGAGCACATGAAATCATTAGGAGTCAAATAATGGATGAGAAAAAAATACTAGAGGAAATAGCAGATTTAAAAAATCAGCTGAAAGAAAATAAAGGAATCCCCAAGGGTAAAAAAGGATTTATTAGAAGATTATTAATCAATCCATACACCAAAACAACTGGTGCAATAGGTGCCGTGAGAGAGCTTTACAATCAGATAAAAGACGGGGACATAAGTTTAAAAGACATAGGACTAGGTGGATTAACTGGACCCATTACAACGCCAAGAGATTTAATTAAAATGGCTGGCGAATATATGCAAGGCAAAGCCGATGGCGGAATGATGGAAGCCCGTAAAAAAGGCATGGGTCTTAAAATGGCTAACGGTGGTGAGGTGCCAAATAAGTTCAAAGGTTTTTCTAAACTACCAGAATCTGTGCAAGAAAACATGAGTCCTGCTTTAGCAAAGAAGTACAATAAAGGCGGTGCAGTCAAAAAGAGAGTTGTCAAAAGAAAACCTAAGGCTAGAGGCACAGGAGCAGCCGTTAAAGGAACTAAATTTAAAGGCGTATTTTAATGTCAGTGTTTAAAGCAATAAGAATTATGTTACCCAGTGGGAATGTAGTTATTGCGAAGTCAAGAGAAATGCTGCAAAAATTATTAAAAGAGGGCGGCAAACAAATTAAAAAACTACCTGACGACAAGACAAGAGACACCAATATTGCAACAGGAGGCGGACCTAAATCACCGCCCAGACGTATTCTAGAAGAATTTTATAAAGATGGAGGTTTAGCTAAGAAAAAAACTAAGTCTAAAAAATCTCGTGGTAGTGGCTCTGCTATTAAGGGCACAAAATTTAAGGGAGTATTCTAATGTCAAAACTTGGTGTAATGAATGACATTGCTAAATTTTTCTCTGGAGGTAAATCTGGACCCAAAGCATTATTAATGGCGTATGCTAAATTTGGTAAAGACGCAGTAAATAAATATTTTAAAGATAGAAAACCAAGTTATAATGTAAAAATAGACACCAAAAAGAATGGCGGCATGGTAAAAAGACGTGCTGGAGCAGCAAAAAGAGGATTTAAAAATTTTAAAGGAATATTTTAATGGCTAGAACACCACTAGGTGCAGTAGACCCGCTAATAGAACAGGAAATAACTGTCGTTACAGAGGGAACTGTCGAAGAAGAGCCGATTTTATCGGACAACATAGCAGATAATCTCGATGAAGAGAGCTTAGAGATGATTTCATCTGAGCTTTTGGCTGCATTTGAAGCGGATGTTCAGTCTAGAAAAGATTACGAAGAGACAATTAAGAAAGGGATGGAGCTTTTAGGCTTAAAACTAGAAGATTCACAGAATCCTTTCCCTGGAGCGTGCTCTGCACACCACCCAATGATGATTGAGGGTGCCGTTCAGTTCCAATCTCAAGCTATTAAAGAGCTATTCCCCTCTGGCGGACCCGTTAAAACACAAATTATTGGTGAAAAGACCGATGATATTGTCAAACAGGCAAACAGAGTTAAAGAATTTTTAAATTATCAAGTCACCGAGACGATGGAAGAGTATTTCGATGACTTTGACCAGATGTTATTTTACTTACCGATAGTCGGTAGCTGCTTTAAAAAGATTTATTACGATGAAATACTAAAGAGACCCATCTCTCGTTTCATCCCCATTACAGATTTCGTTGTATCGTACAACACTGTCGATTTAAGAACGTCAGGGAGATACACCCATATCATTCGCATGACTCAAAACGAGCTGCGAAAGAAAATATACTCTGGTTTCTATCGTGACACAGAAATCGACATGAATCCCGAGGAGGATGACTCCAACGACATCAGACAGAAGATACAAGATATAGAGGGTATTACCCCATCTAAGAATTATCAGAAGGACGGCAGACTAACCCTGTTAGAGATGCACGTTGATTTAGATATTCCTGGTTATGAGAAAGATTTTGCGTGTCCTTACATCGTCACTATCTGCAAAGAGACCAGAGAGATTTTATCGATTAGAGAAAACTTTAAACCAGACGACCCAGACTTTAAGAGAATACAGCACTTCGTACACTACAAGTTTTTACCTGGTTTTGGTTTTTACGGTATGGGTTATGTTCACCTCTTAGGGAACTTACAGAAGTCTGTAACAACTATACTACGTTCTCTTGTTGATGCTGGACAGTTTTCTAATTTACCTGGTGGTTTTAAAGCCAGAGGAATGAGAGTAGAAGGCGAACAGCCTGTTGGATTTGGTGAGTTTAGAGATGTTGAGGGATATGGCGATGACATCAGAAAGTCTATCGTACCTCTACCCTTTAAAGAGCCATCACAAACTCTGTTTGCATTATTAGGTTCTATGACTCAAGAGGGCAGAAGATTAGCTGCCATCACAGACTTACAGTCTGGAGACATGAATGCCAACGCACCTGTGGGTACAACCATTGCCTTATTAGAGCAGGGTATCAAGGTGATGTCTTCTATACACAAGAGACTACACAAAGCCCAGAGAGAAGAGTTTAAGATTATCGTAAGAATTAACAAAGAGTTCTTGCCAGACTATTATCCCTACAGCGTAGCGGGGGACAACAGATTTGTATTTTCAAAAGATTTTGACGACAGAGTAGATATTCTACCTGTATCGGACCCTAATATATTCTCTACTGCACAAAGAGTTTTATTAGCTCAAACACAATTACAGGCTGCAGCAGCGGCACCACAGATACACGACATGAAAGAGGCATACAAGAGATTGTATGAAGCCCTCGATGTTAAAAATGTAGACGAGATTTTATTACCAGAGATGGGTGCAAAGAGAAAAGACCCCGTCACGGAGAACTATGCAATGATGTATGGTAGACCTGTGAAGGCGTATGCATCTCAAGACCACGATGCTCACATTGCCGTGCACCAAGCAATGTTAAGCGACCCGACCATGACACCCCAGTCACCGCAGGTGGCACAGGCGTTAGCGGGTAATATAGTAGCTCACATCCAAGAGCACATGGCACACAAATACAGATTACAAGTTGCTGCGATGACGGGTATGGATTTACCACCAGCTCCAGAATACGATAGAGCAAATCCAGGTAAAGATGAAGCCTACGAGGCTCTGCCACCAGAGGTAGAGAATCAAGTAGCACAGATGCAGGCACAAGCCGCAATGCAGATGTCACAACAAAATCAGATGGCAGCACAGCAGGCAGCACAAGCACAGCAGATGCAAGACCCAAGAGTACAGATTGCAATGCAGGATTTAGCGATTAAGAAGCAAGAGGCAGATAGAAAAGTTATGGACTCACAGCAGAGAGCACAAGACAGACAGCGTGAGTTAAATATGAAAGAGCAGAAAGAAGCTGCAGATGCACAGATTGATATAGCCAAACTTCAGTTAGAGAGAGCCAAAGCGGAATCTGACATCGCTCTGGATACACAGAAAATTGAGTCTAACGAGAGAAGAGATGCCCTGAGAAGCAGAGCAAACAAATCTCTCGCTAGAGAAAAGACAATGGCTGACATAGCCAAGCAACAAATAAAGGATAAGTAATGTTATTTCCATTAATACCAGCAGGCATAGCAGCTTTAGGTGCTGCAGGTAGAGCTATAAATTCACCAACTGGACAGAGAGTAATTCAGGGTGGTATCAACACACTACAGCCTTATGTGAATACATTAAGTAATTTTATTGGAAGACAGGTGGGAACAACACCAGTAACGAGCACAGGCACTTTGTCTGGACTGGGTGCAGCCGCATTACCAACTTTCTCTATGAGTTATTTAAGTGACCCATCAACAGCTCTGCAAACTGCGGGAGAGGATTTAAAGTTTTTTGGTTATGATATACCAAAGGCGGGCACTGACTTAATTGTTGAGCAAATAGAAAAGTTATTAGAAAAAGAAGAAAAAGAAGATAAAAAAGATAAAAAGAAAAAGAAAAAGAAAAAAGAAGACGAGATACCAGAAGTTCCGATGAAAAAAGGCGGCATGGTAAAATCAAAAAAACCAAAAAGAAAAAGAAAAAAATATAAATCAAGCACATTCGTAAAGATGAAAGGGAGTAAGAGGTACATATAATGAGTAAAAATATTAATGTGGGTGGAGCCAGTATTACTATTCCAGCTTTTCCAAAAAAACCAACAAAGATGGGAATTGTAAATTACATTAAAAACTTTTTTAAAGAAAACAAGAAACTTAAAGAGAAGTATAAGCAAGACGTTGATAAGTATAATAAACAAATAGAAGAAGCTGCAGAAAAAATTAAAGAGAGTCCAGACTTAGTTTCTAAAATTGGTGGAGGCACAAAAAAAAGCTCTGGAATAGGAACTAAGGTAGGATTAGGAGTTGGTGCTGGTGGAACTTTAGCTGGTGGAAAATTTGTAAGCGATGTAAAAGATGAGATGCAAAATTTAAATAAAGGCGGTATTGTTGCACCTAAAATGGGCGGTAAGCCCAGCCACAAAGCCAAAAAAAGCTCTAAGTCTATTGCAAAAAAATATTTTAAAGGTACGTTCTAGTTAGTGGAACTAACCAAGGCTTTAAAACATATTATAAATAAAATTGACTCTGAAATAGAGAATAGAAAAAATGCTTTTGCTGATGGTAAGATTATCAAAGATAATTTTGAAAAATCAGTTGGGCAAGTTAGAGGTTTAGTTCTAGCTAAAGAAATAGTACGAGAAACTGCTAAAAACATAGAGGAACTAGATGACTAACACAACATTTAA